TAAATCAGTTGCTGAATACTATGTGTTCAATGATCGTGGTACAACAACACAAACTTATACCGCACAAGTAAATGCAGGTGTTCGTATTGCACCAGATTCAATCATTAATGTAAATTCTGGTTTGATGGATGCCAAAAACACATTTGTCATTTCATATCTACACAAAGCAATTAAACCATTAAATCAGTTGCGTATGATTGAAGATGCGGTTGTTATCTATCGCCTATCACGAGCACCAGAACGCCGTATATTTTACATTGATGTAGGTAATTTACCAAAAGGTAAAGCCGAACAATACTTAAAAGATATTATGATTAAGTATCGAAACAAAATGGTTTACGATGCGAACACCGGTGAGTTGCGTGATGATCGTAAACATCTTTCGATGCTCGAAGACTTTTGGTTACCTCGCCGAGAAGGTGGTAAAGGTACTGAAATTACAACATTGCCAGCTGGACAAAATCTTGGTGAACTTGAAGATGTAAAGTATTTTCAAAAGAAACTTTTACAATCTCTTAATGTTCCAATTTCTCGTTTAGAACCACAACAAGGTGGTATGATTGGTCTTGGTCGTACAACAGAAGTTACAAGGGAAGAAGTAAAATTCAACAAGTTTATTGTTCGTTTGCGTAATAAGTTTTCGCAAATTTTTGACAATGCGCTTGGTATTCAATTGGCACTTAAAGGTATTTGTACGCAACAAGAATGGCAAGATTTTAAAGAAAACATTTATTATTCATACAAGAAAGATAATAACTTTACTGAGTTGCGTGATGCCGAATTGTTGAGAGAAAGAGTAAATCTTCTTGCAACAGTTGACCCATTCCTTGGAAGATATTATTCAAGTCATTGGGTTAAGAAAAATATTCTTCAAATGTCTGATGATCAAATTGAAGAAATGGAAAAAGAAATAGAAGAAGAACAAGGTAATGGTGGACCAGCAATGCAACAAGGTCAAGAAACACCTGCATCACCAGATGAATATCCACCAGTTGATAACACCATAGATGACGCATCAGTTGAATCAGATACGCCAAATTTAGACAAACAAACTGAACGGTACTCTTCTGTACTAAATAGACAATAAAGGAAATAATTATGGATATTAATCAATTTATTCAAAGTGCGGCTGAAGGTAATGTAGTACAGGCAAAAGAAATTTTAAACAATGTTCTTTCTGCTAAAGCTTTTGAGGCTCTTGATTCTAAGAAACAAGAAATTGCAAAAGGTCTTTATGGTGATACACCAGAAGAAGAAGTTGAAGTACAAGATACCGCAGACACACCAATAGAACAAGAATGAAATCTTTACAAGAATTTAAAACTATTATAGAAGAAGAGAAGCCAGACTATAAACAGTTTGATATGCTTGTTCGTGCCGGTTTGGCAAACAAGACACAGCTGCAAAAAATTCATCGTGTATTAGATAAGATGAGAGAAGATAAACCTGTGTTAACAGCTGTCGATAGAGCAATTGTTCAAGAGTTGTTAAACAAAATGGTAGATGTTGTTACAAATAATAAACAATTATTTCAACAAACTCGCCGGGCAGTAAGAGAAGATAATGAAATAGAAGAAAGTATTTTAGATACGGCAGATGTTAAAGTATCATCATCTGGTCGTAAAGTAAGAGCACATAGAGTTAAAGTAGGTGATGTTGGTTATCAACAAGAAAATAATGTTGAAGAAGAATTTGAGATTATTGATGAGGCAATTGAAACAGATGATCCACCATTTGTATTATTGTTGAAACGAAAAGCAATTCGTCAGTATCCAAATAAAACTAAAGTTGCACTCTATTATAATCAAAAGTTAGACAAATATTTTTCTATACCGTATGGACCAAAAATTGATTCACCGTTACAGGCTGAAGAAGTTAAAACTATTGAAGAATCTGTAATGGATCAATTACATAAAATTGTTGCCAATAAACAAGCAAACACAGTTAAGTTTGCAAATGGTCAAACAAGAAAAGTTGATCACTATACTGCATCGGCAATTACTCAAGTACATAAAGCAGTAAATGATGAAAACAAAAAGAAATTATCTGATATGGTACATAAATCTCCTGCACATTTAACCAAAGTTGCAGATTTTGCTTTTAGTAAAATGAAATGAGATTTGTAGAATATATAGTAAATAATAACTTGGTTGAAGCAAAAAAAGAAATATTTGCTCTTCTAAGTAGAATAGTTGAAAAAAGATTATCAGAAGCAAAAGTATATGTTGCAGCTGATAACTATGAAGAAATAGAAGTTCTTGATGAAAAGAGAAACCCAAATTTAGTTAAGATGGGTAGAATCACAAGAATTCGCCGTAGAATTAGAAGAAATGCTAAAGGTCGTATTGTAGTACAAAGAAATCGTAGACGATCTGGTATTAAAGGATATAGAATCGCAGGTAATACAGTAAGAAGAATACCTGCAACAGAAAGATTAAGGAAAGCCCGTTTACTGAAACGGTCATGGAAAACAACTAGAAGAGCTAAACTTCGCCGATCATTGTTTAAAAGAAAAGTAT